CACGTTATGAGTCAATTCTATGTCAACAAAAATAAAGAACTATCTTGCCATATGTATCAGCGTAGTGTTGATGTTTTCTTGGGCTTACCTTTTAACATTGCTTCTTATGCATTACTTACACATTTACTGGCACATCACTGTGGTCTAAAAGTAGGTGAACTTGTTATTAGCACAGGTGATACTCATATCTATAAAGACCATATTGAACAAGTTAAAGAACAACTTACACGTGAACCTTACCCATTGCCTACATTGATGTTAAATGCAGAAAAGAATAACATCTTTGAAATGACAATGCAAGATATACATTTAGAGAACTATCAAAGTCATGGCCCTATCAAAGCAACAATGGCAGTCTAAAGACGAATTCACTAGACCCAAGTATCAGGTACAAGTATCTGATACCGGGGAAGAATCAGTATCTATCACTCAAGTAGTTCATACTATTAGAATGGGTGATGTTGAAGATCCTGATTTGTTTGTAGCACAACCTATATATGAGTGGCAAGAAACAGAAGCAGGTAAATGGATAATGGAAAACTCTAATCCTACACCTAGTTGGCATCGTAACCATGACATATATAGTTATGGTCACATTTATCAGATTAGAGCATATCTAACACATAAGCAATTAACATTTTGGAAGTTGAAATACGAATGAACATACTAGTAACAGGTGGTCTCGGCCTTATCGGACATAATGTAGTTAAACGATTACAAGACATGGGTCATTTAGTATCAATCATGGATACTAAAACAAACTACGGTATCATCCCTCAAGATGAAATTGATTATTTGATGGACGAACGTAAAAAGAAAATTGCAGTAGATAGTTATATCTACGACCGTGACATTAGTGATGCTAAATCAGTTGACCATATCTTCAACGTAGAGCAACCAGAGATTGTTATACATATGGCTAGCTTCCCAAGACAAAAAGTAGTTAATGCAAATCCCGCATGGGGAAGTCGTGTTATGAGTGAAGGGTTACTCAACTTGCTGGAAGCTAGTGATAAGTACGATGTGCGTAAATTCATTTATATCAGTAGCTCGATGGTATATGGTGACTTCACTGACGATGTGACTGAAGATGCAGTTTGCAAACCACAGGGACAATATGGTATTATGAAACTAGCAGGTGAATGGCTAGTCAAAGATTATACACGTAAAACTAATCTTGTTCATACTATCATTCGTCCCAGTGCTGTCTACGGGCCATTAGATGTTGAGGATCGTGTGATTGCTAAGTTTATGCTTACTGCAATGCGCGGTGGCACATTGAATGTTAATGGGGCTAATGAGACATTAGACTTTACATATGTTGAAGATGCCGCAGATGGTATTGTCGCAGCCGCACTAAGTAACAACACAGAGAATAAAACATACAATATTACAAAGAGCCACAGTCGTACATTGTTAGAAGCCGCACAACTAGCATTGAAGTTAGCCGGTGGAGGAACATTATTAGTTAAAGACAAAGATGCAGACTTCCCTAGTCGTGGTGCATTGAACATAGATGCCGCTCGTAGAGACTTTGGATATGATCCTAAAGTAGATGTAGAAGAAGGGTTTCAAAAATATTATGACTGGCTCAGCAACTCAAGTTACTGGCAGAACAAACTATAATCAAGTCTACTACAGGAAAGTAATAATACAACCCTGGGAGAAATGGTTTGCTTGGTATCCTGTAAAAATACACGATAAACGAGTATGGCTAAAGACTGTTTATCGCCGTAGCATATTTTCATATGTTGATATGGACGATTGGGAACGCTATGAATACGGCACAATATTTGATGTGATAGCAGAATGAATATACCACACTTTGGATTAAAAAGACAGTATAAGAACATCGGTGAAGAGTTGCTTGATGCAACTCACCGTGCTCTTAAAGACGGACAACTTGTAGGTGGACATTATACTCGTTCGTTTGAAGAATGGCTAAAGCATCGTACCAAAACAAAGTATGCTATAACAGTACATAGTGGTACACAAGCATTAGAGATTATTGCACGTTATAAGAAAAAGAAACACTTAGATACATTTAAAAATACTCCTAAGATTCGTATTCCTAACTTAACTTATCCAGCAACATTAAATTCATTATTAAGTGCTGGATGGGATATAGACTTAGTTGACACTGATAAGAATGGTGTTATTGATGTAGAGAATAGTTTGAAGGGATACACTTGTGTCATGGGCTACGCAGGACGTAAGCCATGGCCTATTGCAGGATATGCTAGTGCAAATGCTGTCATTGTAGACGGAGCGCAACATTGGTTAGTATGTGACGGCGATGTTGGTAGTGGAATGTCTATCAGCTTTGACCCCACAAAAAATTTACCTAGTTCAGGTAACGGTGGTGCAATCGTCACTAATGATGAACAACTATATTTGTTTGCCGCAACACATAGAGACAACAACAAACCTGCATTCCATGATGTAGGAACTAACAGCAAGATGAGTGAACAAGATTGTGCTCAAATTCTCGTTAGAGCAAAGTACATAGATGAGTGGCAGGAACGTAGAAGTGAGATATCAAAGTACTGGTGTGATAAATTTAAAGAACTACCTCTACGTTGTTTATCAGATACAACCGATCCTCATGCCCATCAAAAATTTGTAGTATACTTGGATGATCGCAATGCATTAAACTCGCATTTAAAAACAAACGGAATCGACAGTAAAGTACATTATGAATACGTTTTGGGTGATTTGCCCACTGGAAAGAATTTAACAAAGCCAGATTTACTAAGTACTAGTGTAATGCTGTCTAGGGGTGTATTAAGCTTACCGATATATCCTGAATTGACTGATATAGAAGTGGACTATATAGTAGATAAGGTTAAAGGATTTTATGTTCCCGATTGAGGTAAAATTAGTCAACCCGCATACTTATAATTTAGTTGAATGGATGTTAGGTAACGTTTGTAACTATGATTGTAGTTTTTGTCATATTGATTCTAAGTCAGGTGATAAAAAATATTTAGATATTAATACATACATCGAAACTTGTAGGAAAATTATTGAAGAAAGCGGCGATAAGAAAGTTTGGTTCAAGATAACAGGTGGCGAACCTACATTATATCCAAATCTTATAGAACTACTATCTTATATAAAAAGTACAGGAAATTACACATATCTAGTCACAAATGGTTCTAGAACGTTACGTTGGTGGGAAGAACTTAAAGAAGCAGATTGTGTTGATTTTATTGCTATTAGCGTTCATCCGGAACAACACGCCGACATATCACATATTATTGAAGTTAGTAACATGTTTGATGATACGCCTACATTGATGGTTATTAATATAACATGCCCTGTAAAATATTTTGCCGATGCTGTTAATGCATTTGATGAAATCTATAAAAATTGTAAAGCATGGGTTACTTTATGTCAAATAAATGACGGTACTAATATGTCGGCATACTCACCTGAACAGATAGAAATTTTGCTATCCCATAGTGCTAAAAAAACACCTACATTACATACTAAGCCCGTAAGTAAAATACCAGTAAAATATAGATATCATTCGGGTATATTGGAATACACATATGATGATGGCTCTACTAAAAGAGACCATGGCATAAATTTTGTTAAAAGAGGTGAGGATAAATTTTACGGATATACATGTGATGCTGGGAAGAATTTTATACGAATATCACATGATACTATCCAACGTGCAGTATGTGGGGTAGGTGAAAGATGGTCTATATATGATGATAAAATGTTTATGACAGAATCAATAAAATGTTCAAAATTAACTTGTAGCTGTACTTTAGATTTAATACAGACTAAAAAGTATAAATAAGGGTACTATGTGGATAATATCAATACTACCCGACGCCGCAATACATATAATCTTTGGATTAGGTATTTTGGGCACAATAGCAGGATTCGTCCTAGGATTCATTCCTTTTGTTAAAACATATCAATTTGCTATACAAATTTGTAGCATTGTTGTACTTGTATTTGGTGTATATCTAGAGGGCGGACTAGCTGACTATAAAGAATGGGAACTCAAAGTCAAAGAGATGGAAGCTAAAATGGCTCAAGCTGAGGCACAATCTGCTAATAAAAACATTGAAATCCAAGAAAAGATTGTAGAAAAGACTAAAGTTATCCGTGAAAAAGGTCGGGACGTTATCAAGTACATTGATAAAGAAGTAGTTAAGAAAGAGGAAGTTATCAAGTATATTGAGAACTGCCCTGTACCTAAAGAAATTATAGATTTACACAATCAAGCTACTGAGTTAAATAAGGCGGCTACAAAATGAAATATCTATTAATACTTTTATTATTAGCAGGATGCTCATTCACTGTACCTGTTAAACAAAAGTTCCCCAATGCTACACCTGAATTAATGAAAAAATGCGAAAGTCTTAAAAAGATTGAAGGTGATAAAGTAGCTATTACAGAAATGCTTAAAGTTATTGTACATAACTATTCACTTTACTATGAATGTTCAACTAAAGTAGATGGATGGCAAGATTGGTATAACGAACAGAAAAAGATATTTGATAACGTAAAATAATAGCATATTATGAAGTATTTGATATTATTGAGTGTATTGTTAGCCGGCTGTGCCACCAACAATGATTTTGAGTTATACCTAGAAGCACAAAAATCCATAAGTAGAGATGCTACAATGAGTGAAGCGGCACGTATTAGTGTATTGATTGACTTGACAAAGAGTTCAGACAATCAAGTTAAAATGGAAGCAATTAGAGCATTACAAGAGATACAGCGTAGTAAAACCCCCATAGTCATTGAAGCCCCGAAGAAGAATTGGTTCGGCTTCTGATAAATACATTATAGTCTAGGAATTATAATGGCCCAAAAAATTATTAAAGCAAGCAGTTTGCCACCGATTTCCCCGGTAGTTGTAAATGCATCAGCTAGTGTACAAACAGTGGTAGCAGAACCACAATTAATGACATTCACATCAAGTGATGGCCCATACGGAGCACAAGAGTATATTAATATTGGCGCTACTCCTAACGACGGATTAGGTGATCCGTTACGTGTAGCATTTGGCAAAATCAACAATAACTTTAGTAATCTATTCTTTACGACAGTAAACACCAGCAATATTTATACAAGCGGGTTGACACAAGGACAGATTATATATGAATATCCTGCAAACAGATTTACGCAAGGTATGTTTCAAATTCGTTCAAGTGATCCAGGGACACCTAATAGCCAAGACATTACTCTTTCAGCACAGCTTACAAATAATAACGAAGCAGTAAAATTTACTGGTTATGCTATGACATTTGCAGGAACAGCATTAACCAAATACAATATGGATGTAAATAATGGTAATGTTAGAATTTTAGCTAATCCAATTTCCAATACATATATATTACACTTTATCGCATCACAAGTAACATTCTTAGGCGATCCTATACCGGGAGTGGATATTGCTCTTAATGGATATGTTGATTCTGTCATGGGTACAGAAGATAACGATATCATAACGACAGAAAATTAATATGAGAGCTAAAGAGTTCATAACTGAGCAAAATAATTTACCTGATAGGATTACTAAACCAATGCCTGCTACTTGGATAATACCAGAATTACAAAATCAAAATGCATATTTGCAATATAGATTTGCTGTTGCATTGGCAGGTGCAAAGGCTGCACGTAATGGTGATATACCTAAAATGGATAAAGATTCTGTTTGGGGAGAAAATCAACTAGTTTCTGGTTATATGAATCCAGATGTAGCAGACGATATTGATTTTGCTTTGGGTGAAATGGGACTTAAAGGTAAGAAATTAGTTACCAGTAAAGAAAGTGAAGAAACATCTGACACTGGGACACTTAGTCCATTAAAAGGTTTTAAGGGATATAAAAGAAAATGAGAGCAAGTGAATTTATATCTGAAGCTAAAATTGGTAAAATAGGAAACAGAAAACAAATATCAACTATAGGTTTGCATAAGTTTCGTGATGAAGATTGCGCCGACCGTGTATATGAGTTGAATAGAATAATGATGGCTGTCGCCGTAACCGATGGTACATTCGTACCGGATATTGACGGTGAGAGTTGGGCCGGAAGATATAACATTGCTGTACCCTATACCCAAGAAGAACAAGATATGTTATTGATGGCATATAAAGCAGCCGGTTCAGAATTTCACGATTTAAATAAAGGTGATCTATCAAGTAAAGAATTAGATAGCACAAATATTCAAAGTACAGTTAAGCCCTTCAAAGGCTACAAAAGAAAATAATTCAATCACCTGTATTGAGAATAAGTAATTATATCAAATTACAGGATTCTCAATGATTGATATAAACAATACCCTCGACTTAATCAAGTTAAAATTTTACAACGAATGGCTATATACTGCCCACATCTATGATGAAGGCAGTAGTCAAATGCATGAAAATCTCACCAAAGAGATGATTACAAAATACATTGATCCACTCAATTTACCCAAAGATGCTAAAATCTTAGATTTAGGTTGTGGCCCTGGTTATTTTTTAGATGGAATGAAAGAACGTGGTTATACTAATGTTATCGGGGTTACTCTAAGTCCAGGCGATATTAAAATTTGTGAGGCTAAAGGTCATACTATTAAAACATATGATTTGAGTTTTTTACCACAAAAAGATGGTTACTTTGATGAAAGTGTTGACTTCATTTTCTTACGTCACTCACTAGAGCATAGTCCATATCCTATCTTTAGTTTAATGGAATACAATCGTCTATTGAAACAAGGCGGCAAACTTTACATTGAAGTTCCTGCTCCCGATTGCGACCGTAGACACGAATGGAATCTAAATCATTATAGTATTCTAGGACAAAATCAACTAGCCGCATTATTAGTACGTTGTGGCTTTAGTATTGACGTATTCAATAACTTAGAGTTTGATATTCAAGGTAAGAATGAAGAAGGTGAAGACTACACCGCTAGAGAGAAATTCTATTGTATTATGGTTACTAAAGCTAGGCCACTAGACATTAAATAATAAAAACGGCTCTGCCGTTTTTTTACGGATATAAATACTCATTATGAGTAATTCACCTTCACTAGTAAAGAATCCCTATACTAAAACAGTTTTCAAAACTGATAAGGAACTACAGGATTTTATCAAATGTTGTGATCCAGATACAGGTTATTTATATTTTATGGATAACTTCTTTATGATACAACACCCTACAAAGGGTAGTATGGTTTATCATCCTTGGGCTTATCAAAAACGATTGATTGAAACATATCACAACTATCGTTACTCTATTAGTTTGATGCCACGACAATCAGGTAAGTCAACTTCAGCCGCAGGATACTTACTTTGGTATGCAATGTTTGTTCCAGACAGCACTATCTTAGTTGCGGCACACAAATATACAGGTGCTCAGGAGATTATGCAACGTATTCGTTACGCATATGAAAACTGTCCCGATCATATTAAAGCAGGTGTAACAACATACAACAAAGGCTCATTAGACTTTGAGAACGGTAGTCGTATTGTTAGTGCTACAACTACTGAAAATACAGGTCGTGGTATGTCCATTACACTATTATATTTGGACGAGTTTGCATTCGTTCGACCAAGTATTGCTAAAGAATTCTGGACAGCTATCACACCAACACTATCTACTGGTGGTAAAGCAATTATCACAAGTACACCAAACAGTGATGAGGATCAATTTGCTTATATCTGGAAAGGTGCTAACAAAACTGAAGATGATTTTGGTAACACAACAGAATTAGGTATAAACGGCTTCAGAGCATATAGAGCACATTGGAGTGAACAACCCGGGCGAGACCAAAAATGGGCTGATGAAATAAAAGCACAGTTGGGTGAGGATCGTTTCAACCGAGAGATTGGTTGTGAGTTTATTATTGCTGAT